CCAGCCCCTGTTGCAGTTGGCCGTACTGATAGGGATTGAGTCCTGACGGCTGGGCCTGCCCGCGCTCTTGCGGTGGCGGAGCCAACAGCGCCAGCCCGGCTTGCAGGGCCGCCTGGCGGCGCGCTTTGCCGCCGAAGGTCCGGCCCGGTGCGGTGGCCTGTTCCAGCAGAGACTGCGCCCGATTCGCCCGCATCGCCTCGTCGCCATAGTTGCCGCCGGGTGTTCCGACTGCCACCAGCGGGCCGACGCTGGCGCTGGCGCCGGTGGTGATGCCGGGATTTTGCGCCTCGCGCAGGGAGCGCAGGGCGTCGATTTGGCGGTTGAGCGCTGCTACGTTGCCCTCGACGGTGCCGCCGTTGCCCTGGTTTGGTTGCGAAACGGTGCCGCCTCCGACACGCTGATTCGATCCCGTGATCGTCGCAATCGGCTGACCCGATTGGTTGTAATACGGGGTTTGGTAAACCGGATTTTCGGTAGCACTGCCCCCGCGAATTGTGGGAAGCGTTGGAGTTCCCTGCGACGGGTCGAACGCTCCATTCCCCCAATCGGGGATTTGCGCCGTTCCCACCTGCTTTGATTTACCAGTGAAAATAGGCGTATTTGGAAGTCCAACCGCATTCACATCGAGCAAAGAACGACCAGGATTATTGGCCACTCCTAAACTGCGAGCCGACCGTTCGGCAATATCCTTTGCACTTTGTACGTCGCCAAGATTGGAAATGGTGTTATCGTTTGGGTAGTTGGCAGCTTTATTGATTCTCAAAGCGGATGCGGAAACGGGCACTGAAACATCATAATAGTTTGGTTGAATGGGTAGCAAAGGCGTAGCCGATGGAATGCGAGCAGATGTTGGCACGGGTGCGGGTGGTGCAGAGACAGTTTGTTTTGGCTCGTTGAATCGTGGAAATTGACTGCCTGGCATCTTGGACGTATCGACTGGACTGGTTAGAAAATTTCCAATTCCCTGCATGATACGCTGTGCTTCTTCGCGTTTCGATTTGTAAATATCTTCAGGGGACATTCCCTGAGCAAACCTCGGTAATCTTTCCCATTGCGCCGAACTCAAGCCCACCGGGCCGCCCGCTGCGAACCGGGGTGGCTGGTATTCGCGGTCGAAGCGCCCGCTCGCCACGTCCAGTGGATCGGCATTGCCACGCGCCGTTTTGTAGGCATCCTGCGCCTGCTGCTGCGGATTCGGGCCGAACAGCGCACTCAACCCCATCGGCTGTTGCGAGGGCTGGGCTTGCGCGGCGGGAGCGCGCCACGAGGCCATCAGGTCGGCACCGGCGTTCATTCGGTTGGTCAGCGACAGATCGTTACCATATTGATCCACTTCGCCGCCCAGCGCGTAGCCGGGCATGGGTCGAGCCAGCGCCGCGCGCCGGAGTGCTTCCAGATTTTGCACGCCCGCCAGATCGACGGCGGCTTTGGGCAGCACGTACTCGCCGTTGGAGACGCGGGCCAGGATGGAATCAGAGGTCGCCGTGCCGGGACCGCGCACCGGACCGCCCCGCATCAGATTGCGTGCTTTTCTCTTCTTACCCGCCATCGCCCGTCTCCTACGTCGCCAGATGGATCGTGGCGGGTTGTGTCGTGGCCGTAAATTTCAGCGCGTAGACCGGCCCGGTCAACACGTAGGTCGTTCTGGCGGAAACCGTGCCGCCCGGCCAGGCGGTATAGGTATCCGTCGGGGTCGTTTGGTACTCGCACAGCGCCGTACCGCCAACGCCGGGAACAACGGTCACCGTCACGCCGGACAGGGTATCACCGTTGCCGCTGGTGACTTCCTTCGGCGTGCCCGCTGCGACGGTCAAGGTATAGGGGCGCGGGCCGGGTCCGATGAAAAATGCCATGTCGAGGTCCTCGTTAAGTCGGCAGCGACACGCTGCCGGTCCCGCCGTGTTCCAGCCAGGCGCGTTGCGTCAAGACGCTGGGCGCTGGCCCAAACAGCCGGGAGAAATTGGCGTAATAGGTCGCCGCATCGCCGATTCCCAGTGTATCCGGGTCGCGTTTTTGAGCGGCGCGATAGCACACCCATTCCAGCAAATCCAGATGATGGTGGGTCGGAATCTCGGGAGACGACCGGACCAGCGGATCGGGGGGCGTCGCCGGTACGACCATGTCGCCGGTCGGCCCACGCCATACCGACAACACCAGGGTCCGATTGACGGTGGGCAGCGGGTACAAAAACAGTTCGCGCCCTTCGATGAAATAATGGGTTGGGTCGCCGGTCGTCGCCTGCCAGTCGGCGTGGCGCGCGTCCAGCGTGGCGCGGTCGGTGCGTTGCAGCAACCGCTGGAGGGCCGCGATGCGCGCTCGCCGGACGTAGAGTGTCGTTACGGCCAGATCGTACTGCCCGTCGCCGGCCACCACGGAAACTGTGGTTTCTCCCGCCAGCAGGCGAGCGCGGATACACGCTTCGCGTTCCGCTTCGTTGAGCCAGGAAATCAGTTCCGCATCGCTCCAGCCGTAGGGCGTCGCTACGTCATCCAGGCGCAAGCGCGCGGCGGCCAGCAGTTCAACCAGCGTCATCGGCGCGCTCCTTCTTCGGGCGGCCCCGTTTCTTGACAGAACTTTCTGGCGCGGGCGACTCTGGCGCGGGCGGAACGGACACGACGATCTCCGTCATGTCCGTCCGCGCGGCCAGCAGCGGCGTCCACGGATACACGTCACCCGTCAGGGCCTGCCGCAGATAACGCATGGGCCTGCCTTAATAGCAGTTCATATCCAGCATCACCGCCTTGACCTTCAGCACGCCGGTAATGACCGTGGCGTTGGTGTTCTGCTTCAGGTCGATGGTATTGGCGGCGGTGTAGAACTTGCCCAGCGAAAACGCATCGGCGGTCGTATTCGGGGTAGCCTCGTTGAAGGTCGTCACCCACGAACAGCCATCGTTGACGGTCGCCATGCTGGCGCCATCGATGTAGCCATCGGTAGTGGCGTCATCGCCGATGTCGAAATCGGCCATATTGCTGCTGGCCGTGGTCACCGAAAAAGCAACCGCCATCACCAGCGTATTGGCCGGCACCTGGATCAACTGGACGATGTCGTTTTGAACCGTCCCGGCACCGCTGTTGATGGTGGTGAAATCCAGGGTAGCGGTCACTTCGTAAGGACCGGCATAGTTATTCGGATACGCCTGCACGGCGCTTCCTGCAACGGTATAAGTACTCATGGGGCCTCCTTAAGCCTTGTAGCCGTACAAGCAGCCGATGGCCGGCGCGTGATTGACCTTGAACCCGTACACGATCAAACCGCGAACCAGTTCGCCGAACGTCGATTCCGCGCGCAGCCGCTCTACTTTCCCTTCGGGAATCTGGCTGGCGAAGGTCAGCCCGGATTTGTGGCCGAACGGCATCCAGAAAGCGGTGCCAGTATCGGTCGCCGAGGTCAGCAGGTTGCTGGAGTACACGGTGAAACGATCCATCAGTTTATGCATCGGTATTTAACCCAATGCTCTCCGAATTTCTTCGGAGTGTCGGACTATATCATCCCCCTCAGCATCATCTGTTAGGGGGTCGGGCGCTCGTGGAAGGATTATTGGATGGGAATCCTCACCTTCTAGTCTCTGCTCCTTCCGTCTGCAATCTCTCCCGTAAGGGAATCCCAGCAAACGGCTTGGATCAGGATTGGCGTGCCGTGACGCAACGCGATGACAGAGATGAATAAACTCCTCTTGAGAGAGGCCGTTCTTCATGATATTCGCCCACTTGGTAAGCCATTGGACGTTACCGGGAACATACCCGATGCTGGAATCCAGCCGGTCGAGCGATGCTACAGCAATTTGTCCAGAGCCAGTGCGCAGACGCTGTTGAGTATTGGGATCAAGAGTAGACCCACCATAAGGACTACTTATGGTTGGAAACACTATTTCAAGCCCAGTCAACGCGCATTTCATCTCTTGTCTTACAGCAAGACTCCAGAGGTAGTCAATACTGACCGCCCACTCGATGCCCCGCCGTTTTGCCGTAAGTCTAAAATAGTTATAAAACGTCTTGGTTAAGTCGCCCGCGCCATGATGTTTCCCGAAATTGGCTCTATTTTCCGCCACGAATCGGCAAACACGGCAAGTACGTTCGTCTCTATAGTTCGTTCTCCGAACTTGATACTGATACCCACATGATGGACATGCGATAGTCAGCATTTTTCGGTGGTCTTGAACGAACTCATCCAATACTGTCCACAACTTATCAGAAATACGTTTTACTTTTGCCATAACTATCTCCACGCCATCAATAATGATGATAGCATCATAGCACAAACGGCTTAGTGGAGATAGTAACAGCGTCACGGTTTAGCTTTCCCTGAGTTCACCCGATTTTCGACATCGATTACTCGATGAAGGATCAATGTTGTTTAATCATCCCAATGCGGCCGTTCCGCAACGCGCTGACGTTGTCGCCGGTCAGGCTGGCGTCCTTGATGTCGGACTTCTTGATGGTGCCGATCAGGGTCGGCGGCATCACCAGCCACCGCCCGGTTTCGGGCACGTTCTGCTCGTCCAGCGCGGTTCCGCAATCCACGATGTAGTCGAGGATGTTGGTCTTGTCGAAGGCGATCGGGGTGCCCGACACGCCCAGATTGAGCGACGAGGTCTTGACGCCCGCCGTCAGCCCGCGATTCTTCGCATGGGCATCAGCGTAGATGGTGCCGAACACGGTGGTGTCCACCTTGATCTTCATCTGCTCGGCGGCGTCTTGGGAGAATTGGCCGATCCACTCGATGTCGGACTGTACCTTGTCCACGTCGTCCATCCGAATGGCCCAGTAATGGCCCTTGTCGATCAGCAGTTCGACGTTTTCGGATTCGGGCGCTTCGTAAACCAGCGCTTGCCCCTTCGAGTAGTCCCGAATGGTGACGCTTGGAATCTGACGTATTACAACCGTATCACCTTTGTCGCGAATATGACCTTCCCACTTGGTATTGGCGATGGCCGCGATCACGGTGGATGCGTAAAACTTCTCGTTGAGGGTGGTACTCCAGATTTCTGGAATCCACACCCCGCTATAAGCCGGGGAGCCCGGCGCTACAGGATAAGCCATAGTAAAAAAACTCCGTCTACTGGGATAAGCAGCGTCATCACGACGCGGCGGTTCCGTTAACTCATGCCGCTCGAATCCGCCCTTCGGCGATAGCGGCCTCTTTTTTCCGGCGCAACTCTTGGGCCTCTTGGTAGCGGCCCGCTTGTTCCAACTCGATAATCCGATTCGACTGCCGGATCAGATCGGCCGGCGTGCTGGTCGTCTGATCAGGCGGCGGCGTCCCGCTGCCAGCCGCCCGACGCGGTGTCGGTGAGGGTGTCGGCAGGGTCTTGGCGGGAGCCGCTGCCGCTGGCGCATAGGCTTGCAGCAGGCCGATGAAGGCCGGCGCGTCCAGCACCTGCACCGCCTGTTCGGCGATCTTGAGTCGCGACTGGCGCTGGCCAGGCCACGGCTGGTTCAGCCAGGCGTTGAGGTCCGGATCGTTTTGCATCCGCGCGTAATCGGGGAATGCAGCGTTTACCTGCGACCAAAACATCCCTTCGGCTGACTGCCGGCTGACGGCGGCGACCTCGCCGAACCGGCTTTCCAGTTCGCGCTTTTGATCGGCCAGCATCTTCGCCACGACACGGGCGGCATCGTCGCCCAGATAGTCCTTCAGATCGTCGGGCAGCGAGGGTTCGGCTGGGGTGGGTCTGGCTTGATTCAGCCGGTCCACCTCCGCCTGCAACTGGCCACACCGATCCTGCCAATAGCGCGATTCGTCCAACGCGCGGCGGCTTTCCGAATCGTACTTGCCGCGCAGCACGTCGTACTTGTGCCGCCATTCGTCTTCGCTGGCGGCCGATTTGGCGGGTTCCAAATCCAGATCAGCCTCGGCGTCGGTATTCTCGCTCGCAGCGGGAGTCGACGCGTCGTCTTTCGCGCCGTAGGCGGCATCCCACTTTTCGCGGGCTGCAGTCGCCTGGTCGCGGATCGGATCGGGCAGGTCGGTCGAGTTCGTTTCAGCAGTCATGCGAGCCTCTCGGGTCTTCGCTTAGGAGAATGCGTCGGAGCCGTTCGGGACGGTATTCCGAGCGCGATCGTACAACACTTTCACTTGCGCCAGCGTGTCGATGAGGTCTAGCAACTCGGTTGCAGCCCCGCACGACTGGGGGTCGGCAGAACGAATGGCGTTCCGCGTCAAGCGGACCCCGCTCGCGCGCAACCAGTCCAGCAGCACGCTGAATTCCGAATGCTCGGACAAGCGAGCCAGCCGTTCCAGTTGGTCGAGCGTGGGAGGAATCATCATCCGTAATCCGCTGACGTCATCACCCGGCTAACCACGATCAGGCCGCACGGCAGCATAACGCCGACATAAAAGGCGGTCTTACTCGTATCGGTGATTTCCAGCGTATAGGTACCAGCGGCCAGGGTATGGACGGCCAGCGCCTTTTTCGCGGTCAGAGCGCCGACGTCGGTCCCGCTGGCTGATTTAGCCTTCACGGTGCCGGACGCGGTCGTGCCGGTCAGCCCAACCCCGGTGTCGGCATCCGACAGCCACACGGTCAGCGGCAGCACGCGGGCGATGGTCGTGCCCGCGCTGTTGACGGCGGTGATCAGTACTTCGGCGATGTTGGCCGCGCCTTTCGCAAACCCGAACGTGACGCTGGTCGGGATTTCCGCCGCTGCCGCGCCCAACTTGAGCCGGGTGGCGGTTTGCAATGTCACCACTTGCGTGGCCAGCGGAGTCGCCGTGAGCGTACCTGAGACTGTCAGATTGGTTACGGTGAGCGAGCCCAGCGGATTGGTGGTGGTCACCGAATTGGTGACCGTCAAATCCTTGGTTTTCAGTTTTGTAATAGCGGCATCTTCGCGCCAAGCCATGTTCTTAACCCTCGGGAGTAAATAAACGAGTGTCCTGTCCGCCGACCGGCGCCCCATCGGGACCGATCGCAGCGGGCTGGGGTTGGGCCGCCTGCGCGGCCTGTTGCTGCATCAGTTGTTGCCGCTGGGCCTGTTGTTGCCGGTCCAGTTCTTCGCGGGTCGGCGCGATCTGGTCGGGATCGAGCGCCAGCGTTTCTGCCGTACTCCGCAGTAGTTCCGCGCGCCGGCCCAGCCCCATGATTTGCAGGTCGGCGGGATTGTTGGTCGCTGTCAAAAATTCGGTGCGGCGCAACTGCGCTTGTTCTTTGATCATCAGCGAGGTGCTGCCCTTGGCAACCGCCTTACAATCGCCCTTGATGCTGGTATCGGGGTGATACAGCATGGCATAGCGGAACAGGGCTTCGATCAAGGGTTCGATAATGCCGCGATCCAGGTTGGCGACAACCGATTTAATGCTTTTCGTACTCGCGCCCATGAGCATCGACAACCCACTTGCGGTATTGCCGGCCCCGCCGACGTTGGAATTTCCGTAAACGTAAGCCGGAATTCCACTCACATCATCGGCAATGCGCACCCAGCGCTCGTAGATCGCCATTAGTTCGTTGGCGTGCATATCGGGCTGGAAGAAGGTGATCGGGGGCGTGGCAGCCTGACCGTACTTGCCGGTATTGAAGCGCCAAACTTTCCACGGCCACATCCGGTCGCCGGCTTCGTCGGGCGGCAGTTGCTCCACGTCGACGCCGACCTGCGGACCGCTTGCCATCGCTTGATTATTGGCCAGGGCGCGGGCCGTGGCATTGGCCTGCTGCTGGACATCCTCGATCAGTTCGGGAATGCCGACACCCCAAAACGATCCCGGCCGGCTGCGGTACACCGCTTTTTGATAGGGGCGCGCCAGTTGGTGAGGCTCTTTGATTTCGACGCGAACCACATGAGTGCCGATCAGCCACGCCTCCACCGCATACTCGGCCAGTGGATCGACGCTCTGGATGCCCCACTCTTTCAGCAGACTGCCCTGGCACTCACCCCAGTAAATCAGCGCGTCCAGTTTCTCGGTGAGTTCGCCGGCGTCGGTGCGCTCGGCCAGTCGAGCCGAATCACTGTCCGCGCTGGTCCGCTCGCGCAACCCGTCTTTCCCGTGCTCGGTCAGCACAGCGTCGATCTCGACCGCGTTATAGTTTTCCAATCCCTTGAATGCCGCCAAATCGCTGCGCGACAGCGGATATTTCTCGACCAGATAACTGGCGTCCTGAATCGTCAGGGCGTCATCCGACGGATAGAAATCCAGCGGCGATACCCGTTCCACGTCGGGATAGGTTTCCTCGACTTCGGTCGGCGTCCACGCCCCGGTTCCGTCCTGCTGCCAGGCCAGGCGGCGGCGGTTGCGAACGACGGGGGCCTTAATAATGGCGGTGCCGAACGTCGTCAAATCCCAGTCTACGGCGTCGGCCAGCGCTTGTTTGAACTCGCTCTCGTCCAGATAATCTTCGATGACGCGGGTCATGGCGTCAGCCCGCTGGCGTGCGGCTTTTTCCTGCTGGACCTTGACAGTGGCTTTCGCGGCCTCGACGGTAGCGGCCAGTGCTTGTTGCACGGCGGCTGGATCGGGATCGAGGCCACCCATCGCGATCTGTTGCTGCACCTGGCCCATGGCGGTTTGCATGGCCAGCCGTTCGATTTCCGCCGCCTGCTCGGGAGCCAGATCGGGGATCGGCGTCGGGTCCAGCGCCCAGGGCCGGTCCAGACTCAGTACGTCGCGTATCCATGCCGCAGCAGCAGAGCACTTGGTTTCGGTGAGCCGAACGAAAATCTCGGAGCCACCCATCTTGCGGATTTCGGCCAGTTTCTCTGGCGAATACTCGCCCACGCGCTGGCGCAGCGCGGCCAGCAGCTTCGCTTCGATGGCGATCTTGGCGCGCTTCGCATCCTCGAATCGCTTGCGGATGTGAGCCGCTAACGACGAGGTGACCGCTTCGCGCGAGCGCCTGGCGTCGTCCTCGGCAGCGCGCTCGCGCGCGACCAGTTCCGCATTGTCAACAACGGTGACGTTCGGGCCGAACCCTCCGGCCGGAAGTGGCGGGCCGGATAAATCCAGAGGAGGCATGGCAGGGAGCATGGGTTAGGTCCAACCGGCAGCGGAAGGCATGGCGCGGGCCGACTCGCGCCGGGCGACCGCGAACGTGTGGCCGCGCGCCAACGTCATCAACGCATCGGCGGCATGACTGTACTGATCATGCAGCGGCTTGTCGCGGAACACCTGAAGCCGGTCGTCCCACTCTTTCCGGTACGAATCCAGGCAAATCAAGCCACGGGCGCAGCGGGTTTCATCGATCCATAGATGGCCCAGCAACGACCGGGCCGCCTGAATCGCGTCGGCTTTGTGTTCGACGCGCGGGACCACCTCGAAGCGCATGCCCAGCGCCATGGCCGCCTCGACCCGGCTCTTGCCGCTTCCCAGTTCGCGGACGGCCAAATCGTGCGGGCCGTGGTGCCGGCCATAACGATAACCACGGTCGGTTTTCAGCCGGTCCAGCACGTCGCGATAGTGCGCCAGGCCCTCGCCGGTGGCCTCGTAATAGTCGATAGCATGGATTTCCCTGCCCACATCCTGGGTGAACCAGATCGCGGTCGAGTCGTCCATACCCAAATCCCACCAGGTATCGACCAGCGTAGAAGGCTGGTGCGGAACCTTGCCGATGCGGGCTGGCGTAGCGGAGCGGGCCTCGGCTAATTCGGCGACAAAGTAGGCGCCTTTCAGCGCGGCCGTCCAGCTACAGAGATATTCCTGATTGTATTCGTCGGCGCTCATCATCTTGCGGGCCGACGCCAGTTCCGCTTCGTCCAGAATGCCGGTTTCATCCGCTCGATACAGCGCGGTAAACCACTCGGGATCGGCATGGGCCTGCTGGTAAAGATCGTAGAAAATCCCTCGCCCCTTGGGCGTGCCAGAGAACACCGCCCATCCTTTTCGGTCGCTCAGCGCGGGCCGCAGGATTTCGGTGAACAGGGAAGGCGGCATCTGGGCGTACTCGTCCAGCACGACGCCGTCGAGATACACGCCACGCTGGCTGTCGGGGTTGTCCGCGCCCAATAGCCGGATGCGCGATCCAGTCGGATAGTCGATCCGTAATTCGGTTTCATTAATTTTGATGTTCGGAACCGGGCGCGAGAATTTCTTGAGAAAATCCCAAGCGATGGACTTGGCCTGGTTGAGAAACGGCGCGAAATAAGCGAATCGGGATTGATCGGTGGTCGTCAGCGCGGCGCGCAACAGATGATTGATCGCCCAGACCGTTTTGCCAAACCGTCGATGACAGACCACGACCGCCCAGCGCTTCTGCGCCACGGCAGCGTGTAGCTGCTTTTGTAGCGGACGCGGCGCGTAGCGGACGACGATGACATCGTTCATGATTCGCCTTCCGACAGCCAGCGGATTTTCAGTTCTCCAGAATCTGCAGCGACCCGGAACGTCAAATCTTCCGGCGGTCGTCCCCAGGCCCGATTGAGCAGGGCCTCAGCGGCTCGGGCGCGCGGAGTAGGATCGGCTTTCGGGTTCATCATAATTTCGGCCAGGACACGGATCGCGTCCTCGGTATGGAGACTCGCCAGATCGCGGACATGCCCCCACGGTTTCCCCATTCCCGCATGGCCGGAGAAGCCTTTTAAAAATCGGCCTTTCGCATCACGCACCTAACGTTACCTATCTTAGGATATTAGCTTATTACTATATTAGAAAATACTAATAATCACAAATCTTTGATACTGTCAAGTATTTTTCGCGGGCACAAAAAAACCGCCGATGAGGCGGAGCGGATGTGCGCCAGGGCAGCATGAGGGTGGCGGACTGTACGAGGTTGACATACCGGAACCAGGGAACCGGCCAGCCTTGCGGCTGCATCGCACAGCCCACCATTGGGCAAAAAAATCGCGCCATGGTGGCGCGGTGTGCGCCTGGTTCCGGGATGTCAAGCCCAGCTCCCGATTTTGCGGGAGCGGGATGATCTTAAGCCCGAAACGAGCGCGGGGTCAAGCGGTCATCGGTTTTGATAAACCCATCGACACGCAGCCTCCGAATAAGATGATCCACCCCTCGATAGAAAGGCCGCTTCGCGCGCTTCGTCGGCCCGAACGCACGCCACCAGTTGGGTCTCATACGTTTTCTTTTCCGCTGCCGATGGATCGGCAGACAGCGGCTGCGGCTCGGGAGCGCGCGGCGGCAACGGAAATTGTTTGTTACACGCCAGCCGAACCGCCAGTGCAGCACCATTGCTGCTCACGCCCTTGATGTTTTCCAACACGCATTCTTCGTAAGTACTCGGCCCGAACCAACCGGCTGTCGCCGGCCCTGCCACCAACCAGCCGAACAACATCAACTCGCATTTCATCATGACTCTCCTTAACGTCGCGCTGCTTTCAGCCGTGCGTATTTCGCGGCCTGGCGGCAGCGATTGCTACAGTACTTCGCGGTTTTCAGCGCCTTAAATTCGATTCCGCATATTGCACAGGTATGCGGAACAATTTTCCTAAGCTGAAAAATTTGGCGCATGGCCAGGGACGCGGAAGCCATTAGTCGAACCAGCCAAGTGACTTCAATGCCCTTACCGCATCCTGGTCATCCTTGGCCAGGAAAGTCCCATACGGAGCTTGCTCGATGAGGCGCCTATCCTCCGCCCGAAGCGGAAGGCC